GTGGAGATGGTGCGGTTGGTGGTGCGGTTGGTGGTGCGGTTGGTGGTGCGGTTGGTGGTGCGGTTGGTGGTGCGGTTGGTGGTGCGGTGATAGGTGAAGGAACGTTTGGTTGTGTATTTAGACCCCATATGAAATGTAAAAAAACAAAGAAAAAAAATAATTATGTTACGAAACTAATGTTTGAAAGTAACAAAGCAATAATTGATAGAGAAATGAAGCTGACGGAGAAAATAAAAAGCATACCAAATTATCAAGATTATTTTGCACCGATAGAAGAAATTTGTGATGCAAATATGTCAAAATTTAGCGACCAAGATAAAAAAGATTGTAAATTAATAAAAAAAAAGACAGATAAAAAATATATAAAAAAATTAGCAAATATTCGATTTATTGAGGGTGATGATTTGATTGATACTTTAAAAAAAAATATAAATCATAAAGATAGTTTTATTTATTTTTTGACGATGTATGAACAAATATTGGATAGTCTACAATTATTAGTTAATAAAAAAATAGTGCATTTTGACATTAAGGCAAATAATATGATATATAATAAAAAAAAAAATAAGACATTTATTTTTGATTTTGGATTATCGTTTGATATTGAAAATATTATAGATTTGGAGGATACATTTTATGTTGAATGGGCGCCAGAATGGACATTGTGGCCGGTAGAAGTTCATTATCTTGGATTTATCATTTCAAAAAAAAAAAAAATGTTAGATTATGAAATAAATTTATTTGCGGAAGAATATACAAATAAACATAGTGTTTTTAGAAAATTAAATAATTTAATATCTAGTGTTTTTATTAAATCATATAAAGATAAAATTGTAAAAATATTGAATATTTACAATAATAAAAAAGATATAAATGAAATTATTAATTATATCATTAATTCTTCATGGAAAACGTGGGATAATTATTCATTAAATGTTATGTTTTTTAGATTTTTAAATGTTATTAACATTATTGGGTATTCCAATGATACATTTTATCAAGAACTTGTGAAATTATTTAATAATAATATATCACCTATACCAAGTGAAAGAAACTCTATAAAAAAAACAAAACAAAAATTTAATAATATTAAGCTTTCACTAACACCAACAATGTTAAAAAATATTTCTAAAAACATAAATAATCATAAAAATATAATCCATAAAACACTCGACAATGATAGTAAAAAACGTATTTCAAATAATAAAAAAATTATTAATTTAAGAATATAAAATATTTAATAAATTGTTAAATATTTTAAAGTTTAGTTTTTTTTGGTTCTTCTTTTCTTGCCTCTACGCGATTTTCTCTTTGGTTTCTTTGCTTTTTTTGTTTTACCTTTTCTTTTACGGCGTCTTTTCTTTCCAGTAACAGCTCTTTTTACACTTTTAGCTACTTTTTTTACTAAACCTGCTGGCTTTTTGTAAACTTTTTTTGCAGCTTTTAAAATAGCTTTTAAAGGCGTGCCCTTGGGCATTTGGTCTCTTACTCTTTTGACTGTTTGCATCCATGCATTTACCATTCTTATAACATATGTTTAGAAATTAAATTGAAAAAATTTTTAATTTATTTTTAATTTAAATTAAAATTAAATTAAAAATAAAAAAATTGGTTATATAAGATGTTTAAAAAGAAACGCATAGTAAATGATCAAAAGGATAATACTTTTAAAAAGCCTAAAGAAAATAACCGATGGAAAAGAATGGATAGTCAAAATAATGATGGTACCAATAATAGGACCAATAATAGGACCAATAATAGGACCAATAATAGGACCAATAATAGGTCCAATGGAAGATTTAACAGGTCCAATGATAGGTCCAATGATGGGTCCAATGATAGGTCCAATGATAGGTCCAATGGAAGATTTAATAATCGCTGGAAAAAGCTTGACGATACACAAGGTGATAACAGATTTAAAAATAAACGTTTTGGAAAAGGAAGAATACATAAATCAAGGTATTCTAAAGAAGCTTTCGATTCAAAAATGAATAATGAAAGGGGTGCTACACAAAGAAATGTATCTCTTTTTCAGGGTGATTTATTTGATAATTCAATTAAGAATAATTCTAATAAACGGCGCAAGGAAAAAAAGAAAGAAAAGAAAAAAAATACTTTCTTTGAAGAACAACCCAAAATGAATAAAAGTGATAAAGATTTTATATTAAATTATTATTGCGAACAAGAGGCACAAGAGGCACAAGATGGTGAACAAGTGGCACAAGATGGTGAAAAAGTGGCACAAGATGGTGAACAAGTGGCACAAGTTGGTGAACAAGTAGAACAAAAATATATTTCCAATACAAATAAAAAGGATATTATCTCTTTTTAGAATTTTGTGTTAAATATTAAATTCTAAATTAAAATGTTATATTAATGGAAGATTTCGAATTGGAAAAATTAGATGATATTGAAGATGAATGGATAAATAAAATATATGAAAAAGAAAAGGAGTTGGATAAATATTATAAAAATGATATTTTTTTTGTTTGTTTAAATTGTGTTTATGTAGACATCTATAAAAATATATTAAAAATTAAAAAAGAGAATGTTAAAGTTAATAATAATCTTTTATCAAAAAAAGATGTCTTAAATATTATAAAAAAAAACAAAAAACTCTGCAATAAAGAATTCAAAATATTTTCTATTTGTAAATATAACTTCAATATTGATATTGAAAATATAAATAAATATAATACTGATAATACTGATAACGAAGAGTTTTTTCAAAGTTTTAAATCAATACAAGATATATATTGGCAAAAGACTATTCCAATGTTTGAAAGACTTAATTGTCTTTACCTTTTCTTTATAGAAAAATCAAACAACAAGACAAAAAAAAATAAAATAAAAAAATCAAATAAAACAAGGAAGATAAAAATTAAAGAATTATCTTTAAAAGATGAAATTATTGAATTATAAATTGATATTTTTTTTTAATATATCTCGAATATCATCACACAAACATGAGTTTTTTAAACCCACATAATCAAATATATTGTTCAATTAGCATGGATGAATTTAAAAATGGTGATTTTGTAACTTGTTTACCCTGCAAGCATATTTTTAACCCATCCGGGATATCAGAATGGCTTGTTAATAATAATACATGTCCGTTATGTAGAATGGAAATTACAAATAATGATTTAACTTATGAAGTATTTTACAAAGAGCAACCTATGGAAAAATCCAAATTTGTGGTTTGTTCATCATGTAATAAATCAAAATATAGAAATAATTTTAAAGGACTGGATAAAAATTTTAAATGCAGTAAATGCAGAAAAAAAAAGAGTCAAAACACCTCTAATATAGACCATGAAATTAATGTTGTTATGGCATATAGTTTGCTTTGTTATTAGATATCATCAAAATCTAAATCATCAAAAGTATCTACTTTTTTTTCTGCGTGCGTTGTTCGTATTGTGTTGTTGTGGTTGTTGTGGTTGTTGGTGTTTGAAGATTTAATTTTTTGATTTTTTGGGATTTCTTCTTCTTCTTCGTCGTCTGTAAAATCGTAAGGGTTATCAAGTGGTTTTTCGCTTTCTGGCAAAATTTCGTTGTTAAATCCTTTCGATTGTTTAATTTGGTCAATCTGTGAATTTGAATAAACATATAACAAATCAACCTTTGGTAATTTCTTTTTTTGCATTGTTGCCCATGCTCGTTTACCAACCAATAACATGGTATCCACGTTAATAAAATTATCTCGTTTGTTTCTTCCAGAAAATTTTTGTCTGATATAACATAGTCTTTTAACATTATCATTGCAAATTACTTCACAAGTTCCCTGTCCATTCTTCTTAATAACCCTTGCAATGATTTCATCTTCGTTTGCTGGAAAACGTGTTTTAATAGTAATTCCATAATCTTTTACATTTTTTCTAGCCATTTTTTTATGGCGACTACCACCTGCTTTATTTTTTACCATTTTATATATTTGTTATTTTTTAATTGGTTTAATATTTAACTAATTTAAAATCAATTTTATTATCCAAATCTAATAATATTGGTTTATCGCCGAATAATTTTGTTATTAATTCAGTTGTATCATATTTTTTTAGATTCTTTATACTTTTTTCCTGTGTATTTAAAGTTTGTTCATCTGGTTCTAAATTAAAGTTTTCATAGAAAGCTTGGAAATAGTTATCATTTTTAAAAATTATTTTTTTATTTTTTAGTTTTCCTTTATACATTTTAAATTTATCATTCCAAAATGGAGAGAAGTTTGCATAATATTCCCAATTTTGTCTAAAATTTGTTTTTAAATCTAATTTTTCTCTCTCAAGTTTAAAACTATTCGTATATTCTGAAATAGAATAATGTCTCATTTTTTTTAATATTTTATATTTGTGAACATGTTTTTTAAATGAGAAATTTATTAATTTTAATGCATATGCCTTCTGTAACTTTGACATTCTAATTTTTAGTTTTGCTTGCTTTGGTCCCTGTATGGGTCCCAGTGCGAGTCCTTTTTTCGCTTGTGAAATAATAAAGAGTTGTTGAAACAAACAATAACTATTTAATTCTTTATTATCTTGGTTGCCAAACTCATCCATGATAAATTTTATTGTTTTTTCCTTATTTATTTGCAAAGAATGCTTTAGTTTTATTACAAACTTTTTTAAGAGCTTGTTTTCGATGAAAAATTTCATCTTTTTTTCCATATTTGAAAATTTTTTCTTTTTTGAAATTTTACCCACTTTATACAAATTATCCACTATAAATACATCAAACGATATCTTGCCATGGAAAAGAACAAACAATGCATTCAATATACATTGAAACTTCTCGTTTTTTTTATCAGTGTTTAAATATTTTTTATGATTTTTTTTTATTGCTTTTATTTCTTTACTTGAAGAAAGAAGAGCATAAAAATCATAATATATTTTCCATATATAATCCCATAATTCAAATCCAGTGCAATATATTTCGGCAGACCAGAATATTACTTCACGGAACTCTTTTTTTGTAAACAAGGATAATAATAAATTAATTTTTACTTCATCGTAATTATAAAGAAACCTTGTTAATATTAACATTTTATTAGATATATTTTTTTTATTATTTAGATATATTTTATCAATGAATTTTATAAATTCAATTTATATATGAACTGTTCGATTTGTTTAAAAGAAATAAAGGAAAATAATAAAGTTATTACAGATTGCAAACATCCTTTTCATTTAACATGTATTTTGAATAATTTCAAAATTAATAACTATACCGGTGAAAAATGCCCCATTTGCAGAACCTCGCTTTTTGCTGTTTCAACAGATAATGATGAACCTATTAGCCAAATAATAAATAGATATGTTATGGCACCAATAAGGAGAACTGTTTTTAATATTTCAAACATCAATGCATCAAATAATAGACCAACTGTTTTATCTGTTAATCAACCAACTTTTTCACCTTCATTTATTAGATATAATTGGCCTCCAAGTGAGAATACAAATATGTCAGAAGAGAGATATAATTATCAAATTTTTTCAAGATTAAAAGCCCGTAGATATAGAAATATTAGTAATATTGAAAGGAACAGACAATTAACCAATTATGCATATTTAATTGTTAGTAAATATTCTTTTCATAGACTTAAGGAAAAATTGGAACAATTTGGTTTGTCTAGACGCGGATACAGGAGAAGTTCTCTGGAAGATAGACTTATTGACCATATGATTCTTGAAAATACTGGACTACATGTTTAAAATCTTATTTCTATCCTGTCTATTCCTGTCCATTTAATTTATTTAAAAAACTTAAATAAATTAATATATTACAATATAAAATGGGTTCAGGTTATTCAAAAGGAAGAGAAGAAAAAAGAGTATGTCCGGTAGATTATGATAACGAAAAGTTTAAAATGATATTGGAATTATATGATAAATTGGATGAAAACGGCGATAATATCGTTGATGCTTTGGAATTACAAGATATAGCTGATTTACATGTAAAAAATAAAATAAATAATTTAAGAGAATTTAAAGTAAAACAAAACTTGGAATTTGAAAAAGAAATAAAATTAGTTGATGATGAATATGATAAAAAAAGAGTAGAGCTCGAAAATGAATTAATTAATTTGAAAAAAGAAAAACTTGAAAAAAGATTGGGGAAAAACAAAGAATTAGATGAAAAAATAAATATGTTGAATACGATGAATTGTAGTACGCGAAACAATTTATTTCTTCAAAAAGTGACAGGGGATAATAATCATATTGAATTTTGGAACTTTTTCGAATATATGAAACAAAGAGTAAATGATATTAAAAATATTGAATTTTCGGCAGAATAATTTATAAATTAATAACTTATTTATATATGATGTATAAAAATTCTATAATAAAAATAGAAAAAAATAAAAATAGTTACAATTTAACAATAAAAAATTATTTAAAAAATTCTTTTTTCATTAAATCATTTGTAGACACTATTTTTTCGGGAAAGTCGCAATTGGGAAAAAAGGAAATAAAAATAAATTTAATTGTAAATGACATTATTAGTTTAGAAGATTTAATAAAGGAAAAGAAACTGACATTAGAATTATTAGAATTATTATTTAACAGTTTAGACCAGCAAATAAAATTATTAGAACAAACAAATCATACAATTTCAAACTTCTCTCCAAAACATATTTTTCTTTTTAATTCAAAAATATCAGTTTCATTAACAAAATTCGTTTTTTTAAATTTTAATGATGTCTATGAATTAGCAGATAATAAATTAGTAATTGATAAACCATTTCGTATTAAAAAATATATGGCACCAGAGCTAAAAAAAGTAAAGAAAGTCCCTAATAGAACAGTCACAAATACAGCGGCATATTGGTCTTTAGCATCATTAATAGATAGTATATCAAAAATAGATATTCGCTCTACGCCACTAGACTGGGCTCTGAAAAGATGTTTAATAAAAGAAGCCGAACATCGATTTTTATTGTTAATATAATTATTATAATTATTATAATTATTATATATATATATTAATGTCGCTTCATATAATGGCAAGAAAAGTAAAAAGTAAGCAATTGGCAACAAATAGAAATGCTAGATACGGATTTTCTCTTGGTTATACGAATACTGGACGTTTTGAAACAACATGCAGCACTTTAAATCCAAAAGCTGCAATTCGACAAACCAGTTATACACAAAGACACAACCAATTAACAACCACGAAATGTGGATGTAAAGAATGGAAGCAAATGCCAAATAGGTCTTCCATGGAATATTTAACAGTAAAATCAGGAGACCATATAGCAGTAGATGCTAGCACAAATACAATAACAAATAAAACATCCAATGTAAATTGTGTAACCTCGAATTCGGCTGCTGAAACGCGCACTGTTTCATCTTCTTCGACTGACCGTTGCTGCTTTACCAGACCTTATAGAAAAAGTTTAAATTCAAATATAAGCAGATTAAAGACTTGTGTTGTGACAAAGGAAGGTAAGCATGCCGAAAGTGCAAGTGACAAAATACGGCGAATAAAAGCAAATTTATTGACATGTGAAAAAGCCAATCCAAAACCTACCGTAACATCAAGGTGTAGAACTACCGGGTAATTTTTTATGTTATGGATTGAAACCATTATCGCGGTTAAATATTAAAATATGAACAATATATAATGTTATTCAGCGGTAATTGGTTTATATTTGCATTATTATCTATGTTTTTTGTAGTTTTAATTGATTTAATAAAAAAGTATATTTTAGATAAAAATATTATAAAACCAACAGAGTTGATGATTTATTCAGCCATGTTTTTGGGGTTTATGGGTTTTTTACATTTTTTATATGATAAAAATTGCAGACCCATTGGAAAAATAGATAGAAGATTATTCTTTATTTTATTACTTATTGGTATTTTAGCTTATTTATTTAATATAACCTTTACAAAATCAATATTTTTAGCTCCAGATGTTTCATTAACGGGTATAATAATATCATTAAATATTGTTTTTATTTATTTGTTTTCAAGTTTATTTTTTGAAAAATCACCAGAATTTAATTTCGAGGTGTTATTTGGGATACTATTAATAGCAATAGGTATAAATATAATTTCACGGAAATTTAATAAATAAATTGATTTTAAATTTAACATATTTTTATTTTAATAAAAAATAAAAATATGTCTACAAACGTACTATTCTTAAAATTTGTGAAAACTCTGGGTGAAGACGATGACTCGTTTGAAAAAAGAATTCAATTATATAAAAGTAAAGTTGGAAAACATAATAAATCAATGCATCACACCAATTATTATTTTGATTCAGGGTTTGACATTTTCCAACCAAAAAAAGAAAACGGAATTCTTGAAAAAAAAACATATAAAGTCGACCTAGGAATACAAACAGCCATGTACAATATAAATAAAGATATTTATTATCATATGACATTTCCCAAACTAGATGAGTGGCAAGATTTTAATAAATGGCAAGAATTGGTTCGTTTCGGTATGCAAGAAGTTGAGAATTTTACAGATTTTTGCGATGCAGGACAGGCTAGAGCAGAACCTTATGTTATTCATCCAAGAAGTAGTATTTATAAAAAGTCATTTCGGCTAGCCAACAGTACTGGCATTATTGATACGGGTTACAGAGGTAATTTGGCGGCCGTTATTGATAATGACAATAATTTTGGAAAACAAGATAACGAAAAAAGAAATGTTTTAGTGGAAGGTGAAAGATATTTTCAAATTTGTAGAGCAGATTTGCAGCGTTTCTATGTCCAAATTGTCGAAGTTTTGCCCAAAACAAGTAGAGGTGAAGGAGGTTTTGGTTCAACCGGAAATTAAAAATAATTATCTTCTATGTAGTTATGACATTTGTTTCGAAATTTCATATTTAATAAAACATTATTTTTTTTTTTAATTAAATCTCTTTGACACAATGGACATAAAAATACATTAAATTCGTATAATGTTTTAATATTTTCATTATAATGTGTTTTAAATAATATGTTTCTTTCAGTAAAAATATAACAATTAAAACAAGACTGAATCCAACCGTTATATGGTAGTTTAGAATCTCTGTAAATATAAACTGATTTTATTCTTTTTCTTATAGTTTTTTTTTTAATTATTTTATTCATTAATAAAATAATTAAAAAATTTTAAAGTTTTTATCGAATTATATATATATATGACAAAAATTATTAAAAAAAAGCAGAGAAAAAAATATCAAACTATAAAAAAATCGAAAAGTCGTAAAAAAAGAAATATAGGCCGAAATACGCGTCGAAATACGCGTCGAAATATACGCCGAAATACGCGTCGAAATACGCGTCGAAATATACGCCGAAATACGCGTCGAAATACGCGTCGAAATATACGCCGAAATACGCGTCGAAAACATAAAAAAAGTATTAGAAAAAAGAATAGAAAAAAGAATAGAAAAAGTTATAAATTAATGAAAGGTGGTGGCATGACAGGTAGTTTTTTAAAAATGTTAGCCAACTCTTATGAACAAGACAATTTTGAAAAAAATAGATTAAAACAAGAAAATTATGAAGAGATGCGAGAAAAAAAGATTGAAATTGAAAAAAAAGAAGCAGACCGAGATGAAAAAATATATCAAGAGGAAAAATTAAGAAACGAAGAAGAACATAGACAAGAAGAGGAAAAAGAGGAATACAGCATTGTTGATGGTGACAATTTTCAAGCTGAATAACTCTGAAACTATTGGGGAGTTGACGCATCGGTTGACGCATCGGTTGACGCAGTTTTATTAAACCATTGTTTATCCTGCATTGCTGCCCGAGCACCAGCATCATCAACCACAGGCGACACCGAGATGTTGCAAATTGGCCCCCAATTCAACATCCAACTATTAAGATGCGACGCATCGCTACACTCACAAATACACACACCCCCACTACCAGATAGTTCATGCCAGCGACCCAAAACTGTAATATGTTCGCCGGTATCTTTTAAATCATCAGCTGGAGACATTTTACCAAAAACATTCCAACAAGGAACACGTTGTGCAATAGGAACAGACCAAGAAATCTTAAAAAGCATTATATTCACCTATGTTATATTTTTTTTAAGTATATTTCATAAATGTGTTATAAATTGAAAAGTTTTATTGAAAAGTATTATTAAAAGTATTATTAAAAGTATTAAAAAGTATTGAAAGTATTAAAAAGTATTGAAAGTATTAAAAAGTATTGAAAATATTAAAAAATATTGAAAGTATTAAATGACAATTTTGCAAAAAAAAGCACTCTTAATGTGGAGATGCGAAAAAATTACAGACGAATCTTTGCAAAAAATAAAAAAATATGAGTTTGAATGTCTCTATAATCCTTTTGTAAAATTAACAATTTTAAAAAAGAATATTGATTTAGATTATTATCGTGAAAAATTCACAAAAAAAACAAAAAAAGAATGGAAAAATGCTACAATAAATGAAATATTTAAAGCTAATCTTGTTTGGGGTTTAACGCAATCTTAAAACTAAATGCAAAGTTGCCTCTTTTTGGATATTGTAATCACTTAACGTTCTACCATCTTCGAGTTGTTTTCCAGCAAAGATTAATCGCTGTTGGTCAGGTGGAATTCCTTCCTTCTCCTGAATTTTTACTTTAATATTTTCAATGGTATCGGACGGTTCAACATCCAAAGTGATAGTTTTTCCAGTAAGAGTTTTGACGAAGATTTGCATTATATAACATTATTATTTTTTTTTGTTTAAATCTTTTTATAAAATATTTAATGCAAAATATTCAAAAATATTTAATGCAAAATATTCAAAAATTTGCGTTTAATTAAATTTAGGAGTATAATTTATAATGAAAATCACAGTTGACTCAAAACAGAGAATTACAACATTATTATTGATGTGTTTGGAGTTTTATAAGATTATTATGGGGACATTTTTGGTAGTTTTTGTTCCACAAGATTGTAATGGAACTATTTGCACTGCAACTGAAAATTTCTTTAAAGAAGGCGACTTGTATTATGCAGGCAATGCTTGCAACTTTATAACATTTAGTGCAATAGGGACTCTTTATTTTATTGAGTTAAAACGCGAAAATTGGTGCATTCAGTATTTAGATATAGACGATGAAAAGACTACAAATAACTTGGATTTGGAAATAGAAGCATACCCAAAATATAAATCAGAAATGGTAAGATTAAATAAAAATTACGTAAATGCTATTTATGTTGCTGTATTCATGATGTGTGTAAATTTTATTGTTTCTGGTTTCACGGTATACCAAACATACACTGGGACAAATAGTATCACTAGTTTTGTAAGTTTTTTTATGTTAGTATCTATGAAATTATATAATGCATGGAGTGTTGGTAGATTATCAATTAAAGACGACCGAGCAAATAGCGCATATATGAAAGAACCGAAAACATATAATACAATTGATACGGATTATAAGATTGTTGATAACCAGTCTACCTCAATAGAGTTGGGTGAAAAAACAGAAGTTATTTGACGGTTTCATTGGTTTCATTGGTTTCATTGGTTTCATTGGTTTCATTGGTTTCATTGGTTTCATTGGGTTTGTAACATTCTTCCATGAATCTATCATAATATTTATGACAATCATTTGGTTTTTCATAACATAGTTATTATTAACAAGAAGGACACCGTGGTTGGATATCATTTTATACTACTTGTTATAAATTCAATAAACCTTTTTGCATACTTTCGGGGTGGTAACGCGCTAATTTTCGTGGAACAATCTTTACTAAAATAGGATTTATACTTGTTTTCTGCAAATTTAATAAAATCGTACTGTTGCAAAATATCAATTATCCCAATGTAATAGATTTCGTTATTTAGCGTACCATCATCATTCATCCCACAAAAACCACCATCATCCCGTTTAAATAAAGACACTGGTATTTTAACTTCATTATCATTTCTTATCTGATCTTTTTTACCAACTTTTGTTTCATAGTGGTTATTTATGTTGTTTGGTATATATCCAGAAACTTGCAGTGGATCTCTACCGTGTACACCAATCAATAACGAATAATCCATAATTTTCATCTTGGCCAAAAAGACACTATCCGATGCAATTTGTTCTGCGAACGCTATTTTTCTTTCTGCCTTCCCAATTTTTAACCATTGTTTATATTTAGGCTGCTGCCCTTCTTTTTTACCAGGTTTATCGTCATCGGTGAATCCTTGGAAATTTAAATCCTTTCCACATATGGTTGAACCCATTGAATTGGTCTCGTATTTAGATCTTTTCACGTAACGACCCGAATAAGTGGCACCCTTTAAATCATAAAGGGTATGTATCGGTTTCGGTGTGTGAAATATATTGTTCATCACAACAAAATGTATTTTTCTATTTAGATGAGGCATCTTAACACGATGTAATCCGTAATATTGGTTAATTAATGAATTTGGATTTTTAATCATAAAACGGAAATAATGTGGCAATATTCTTCTTAAAAATTTACATTCATAATCCTTCAATGTTTTGATCATATATTTTTTGTCGTGTGAAATAAAGAAATACATACCAGATTTAGAATTTGACATGAATTCTATAAAACTACTGTCTGGGTTACAAATTGAGTTCATGTATTCATATTTGTCAACACGCCAAAAATTTCTTAAATTCCGAAATGCTAGAGGCGCATAATCTTTGAACTTAAAATGTGAAGACATATCTTTGATTTCCAATGGGATTGTATACTTATCAACTACCATAAAATCGGTAACTTTTAACGAATCTACCAGCATATCCATATCACCACATATTTTTGCAGAAAAATCAAATTGGCGACCTATGGACATTTGCACACCCATCATCATCCCCCAAGTTAGAGCAAACTGTTTATGACCTTTGTGGATAATATCTTTTGCTCTCTCTCTTTTACCACTGGATAAACGCCTTTCTCTTTTATGCTCTTGACGTTGACGCTTTTTTTCTTCTTGTATGTCTGATCTTATACTACGATATTTTCTTCGCAAAATTGTTTTAGCTTTCTTTTTATTCCCCGTTTCTTGTTTTCGTCTCAACGTCATTGATAAAGCCTTTTCAAATTTTGAATCATTGATGTGTGTAAATTTTTCCATGGAAATATTGTTAACAATGTTTTTAATATTATAAATATTATTCAATTTATTTATAATAAGATTTTTATTATTAATCAACTTCTTCAATTTCAATATTATTTGTTGTTTCCTCAACCAGGGGTGCGGATGGTTCCGTTTCCGAAGACATTTAGACATCATTTCTTGCATCATTTCTTGCATCATTTCTGGCGACATTCCTCCTGGCATTCCTCCTGTCATTCCTCCCGGCATTCCTCCTGGCATTCCTCCTGGCATTCCAGCTTGTGGTACAGCTTGTGGTACAGCTTGTGGTACTGCTTGTTGATAAACTTTCATCATAATTGGTGAACAAATACTTCTAATTCTTTTTGTTTTGAATCGTAATCACCAACGTCGTTTGTTTGATTATCATCTAACCATTTTATTGTTTCATCAACATTATGTGTTATTGTTTCCTTATCTTCCGATGAAATCTTATCTTTTAACTTTTCATCATTTACTGGGCAATCTACGATTCATAAAAGAACAAACAACCCATTTATTTAATAAAAATTCACATTTATCAAATTGCATAATAATAATAATAATACTATATATTTATATTGTTAATATAAATTTGATTTTTTGCGAATTTATAAGTTTTTAATATACTATTATATTATAATGACAAATTTTGATGATTGTTACGAACAACTTAAGGAAAAAATAGACAAAATTGAAATAACACCACAAACTATTATAAAAGTATTGCGATTTGCCATGGAGGTGGTTGAAACCTCTACGGCAAAGGGTAAAGAACAAACTATTCTTGTTGAAAAATTAGTAAAACAAGTTGTTATAGATGCACCCATATCCGATTTTAAAGAAAAACTAATATTGGATATGATTAATGAAGGTATTCTCGGCGACATGACAAGTTTGATTGTTTCAGCTAGTAAAGGCGAACTTAACATAAACGCGGCTGCTGCCACAGCGGGTGTTTGCTGCAAATCATGCTTTGGTTTTTAATAGTTTTAATAGTTTTAATAATTTAAATAATAGTTTAATATTAAATTGAAATTTTAATATTAAACTATTAAAATTATTAAAATTATGGATACTATGGATAAAACTATGGATACTATGGATAAAACTATGGAAACTATGGATAAAACTATGGATAAAACTATGGATAAAACTATGGGTAAAACTATGGATAAAACTATGGAAACAAAAGATGTTATAAATAGAGAATATATGCAAAAAAATGAAATTGTTTTATTTAAAGGTGACTGTCTGGAAGTTATGAAGAATATTGCAGATGATTCTGTTGATTTTATTTTATGTGATTTACCCTATGGCGTTACTAGAAATAAGTGGGATATTATTATTCCATTTGAAGAATTATGGAAACAGTATAATCGCGTTATTAAAAAAAATGGCGCAATTGTATTATTTGGCAGCCAGCCTTTCACAACATTACTCATTTCTAGTAACATGAAAAATTTCAGGTATTGTTTGGTTTGGGAAAAAAATAAATTCAGCGATTTCTTAAATGCAAATAGAAAACCAATGAAAACAAATGAAGACTTATGTGTCTTCTACAAAAGACTTCCCACATATAACCCACAATACTGGTATAGCACACCGTATGAAAGATGGAATACGCAAAAAGCAGTAGATAAACAAACCAACTATGGTAAACATAAAAAAAACAAAGCGAAAAGCGAAGGAAGAAGATTACCCACCACAGTTTTAAAATTCAACCGAGTAGAAAGACCAAAGCATCCAACGCAAAAACCGGTTGATTTATTAGAATGGTTAATTAAGTCTTATACAAATGAAGGTGATATTGTATTGGACAATTGTATGGGAATTGGAAGTACGGGAAAAGCAGCAAAAAATACGAAAAGAAAATTTATTGGTATCGAGAAAGACGAAACATATTATGAAAATGCTGTAAAATTTATTAATGATGAATTGTGAATGATTTTATAAATTCTAAATCTCTATATATAAAATCGTCATGGACGTTATCAATGTAAGCATAGTCGCAATTTTGAAACCATTTTTTTGTTGGTAATCTGTCTCTTTCGCATAATGTAATGTATACGATTTTTTCACGCATCATATTCGCTATATCGTCTCGTAAAATTTCACAAAATTCATTCAATTTTACTTCATATTTTGAATATGAAGTAAAACTATGCAAAATAATACACGGCACCTTTTTATTGTTTTTAATATATGCATTTACTGTTTTTGCAAACCCGGTTAGAGCTCTCTCCAAAAAACAGCTATCAAGGTAATGCGCTTTGTCTTCTTCAATTGCAATTGTTTCACCATTACTGTTCTTTATATTCCAATCAACATCCCACAAAGCCAGTCCGCGGTCCTTTGATACTGTAAAACCAAAATGTTCCCATACCCGTTTGCGATGTTCCTCGAATTCTTTACCAATCACATCTTTCAATGCCTTTGTTTTCTTTTTTTCCTTGATTTCATCGCATGCTTGCTTAAGGCTTTCTTTGTAAAATTTAAAATCTGTCATTGTTTATTTGATTGTCTGTATCAAATACAATAATTTTTTCAATTTAATTTATTAATTTATATATATAATGAAAAATACTTGTGCTTCTTGTAAAGGATTATCTGTGAAAAAAATTATAAAAACGAGCAATGAAAAAAAGCCAAAGTGGTTAGAAAAAATGGACTATGTTGTTGATTTCATTGAAAAAAACAAAAAAATTAAAATAAAAAAACAACCAAATACGGATACTACGCTTATTTTAGATGTTGGAAAAAGTAAAGCAAATAGATACGTTTTATATTGGGGTGCTCAAAAATCGAAAAAAATACTCATTAATGATGCAAAGAAAGCTTATGGAAATTTTAAAAATAATGGTATAGCAAAAGTAAACAAAAATGGTTTAGTAAAATTACATTTTAATTGTCCTCAATGCTATAGCACTGTTGAAAAAGGTAAAAAAAACAAAGAAACATTCTACAAACATATGCATTTTTGTTATTCAAATTCCTCCAATAATAAATGGTTAGACTCGGTATACACCAAAATAATCGTTTGTAAACACAATTTAAAACAAACTATGGAAAAACATAAAAAAGGTGAAATTATCCTTCTTAATGCTTTGCCCTGCAAATATTATCAAAAAGCACACATTCCAAATTCTTTTAATTTGCCATATAATACAAAAATCTCTCAAAAAGATTTATTCCAATGGATGAAAGATGTTTCAATAAATTATCCCAAATTAAACAAATTATTAAAACAAAAAAAAATAAATATTTATGAATTACCTATTATTGTTTATTGTGCTCACGATAAATGCGACGCTAGCGAACAATTAGCTATTAATTTATTAAAAAAAGGTTTCGTAAATATTGGTGAATTTCCGGGGGGCATGAAAGATTATTATTGAGCGTAAAATGATGTCCATTCACGTGCTGTAATGTCATATTGCAGTCTATTCTTTGTATACATGTCTGCAATTTCTGGGACCAATGGGTCATCCGGATTAGGGTCATCAAGTAAGGAGCAAATGGAAATCAAAACTTTAGATATTGTTAATGCTGGCGACCAATTGTTTTTCAAAATATCAAGACAAATACCACCTCCACTATTAATATTCGGGTGATAGATGCGCGTTAGAAATCTAATCTTTGGTGGTTTAAAAGGATAGTTTGACGGAAATTCAATGGATAAAGAAAAAATTCCCCCCTCATAAACAGAGCCACCAGGTCCAATAATAGTTGCACTCCAATGATACATATCGTCGCCTTCTGGTGCTGCTGAACAATTTGATGGTGGGTCTTTAGCTAGGGACTCTAATTCTTTTTTTATTCTTGTAGTTGCTGACATTATTATATAAAATATATAAAGTTCTTTTATATATTTTTTCAAAGTTATTATGGTTTTTCATTGATTTTGTTACTTTTGTGCTTTTGGTAATGTTACAATTTATACTGGTAAAAAATTACAATAAAAAAATGCTGTCGGCGCATTATTTTTGGTATTATTATAAGTTATATTTCGGATGTTTTTTCCTCCTCTTTTTGGACAGTTAATTCGGCAATTTCGTTAGCGACCTCATTTTTAATATCTGGAAAATCATTATAATCCATTGCAAACGGGCCTTCTTGATAGACGTCGAACTCTTCATCATCGCTTTCATCTGTAAGCTTTTGTTCTAATTTATTTTCTAAATTATGTTGAGAAGCATCTTCCGGACGTTGAGCTTTACTGATTGTAACTTTCCAGAAATGACCATGGTCATCATTCACAATTTTAATTGCTTGTCCAGTCTTCATTGTTTCCAATGCATCTGCAGCCTCGAGATTGTCGAAATTCCAGCTTTTTGGGCGGAAATGAAGAAAGTAAGTCTTGTTTCCATCTCGGCGAATAATATGGTCAATTCGTTCAATAAATCCCAATGATTTTTCTAATGTGGCGTGATTTTGGCCATTTTCGAGAATGATTGTCGGATTTTTCATGACGTTGAAAACGCGACCTGGGTTAATGTTTTTAAAAACAAAACGAATACAGAGACTAATTCCAGTATCATCATTTGAATTATCTTCACTGAAATCTTTTCGCTGTTGTTTAACAACCTTTTTCGTCGTCGGTTTCCATTGGTAACCGACTTGAGAATTATTGTTGGTAGAAGACATTTTAATAATTATTTAAGATGTTTTAGTTGTTTTTTAGTTTGATACTGAATGATATCAGCCCAAAAAAAAAATCAATTTAATTTTACATACTTTACCTTGGTATAATTACATTTTAATTACATTTTAATAACATTTTATTCACATTTTAATCACATTTTAATCACATTTATTACATTTTTTGCTGCACTTACTCTTATTACCAGTATAATCGCCAATTTTACCAACACCATTTCTCTTTTCCTTTGTAAAAAGATTCAAAAGTTTTTGCTTAAATGGTCTATTTTTGTTTGATTGGTGTCCTCGACCTGGTATTATACCAGACAAATGACTTGGTACATCGATATTATTTTTACCGAAATATATGAAATCTGTGCTCATTATTACATTTTTACCTTTTAAATCAGTGTTGGAATGACAATTTGTATGAAATGCGTTTGGTCTCATCTTCAAATCGCTTGTGTATATGGAGTCAGGTCGTCGAAAAGAAGCATATTCTTGCATTGGTATCATTTTTGTTATTACGGCAATGAAAATTATTTTCTTTTTTTTTCCAAGTTTATAACTACTAATCCCAACAACCATGTCCCCAACGTTGGCATTTTTCCTAATAACAGGTTTGCAAATAGCTATTGTTAAACAGTCATTTTCCACACAGGGTGCACCACCGTTATCGCCCACCAGTATGTAACTGTATAATTTTGAATTATTAGACATGTTTTTTTGGAAGAACAAACTGTTGATTTTTTTTTCAATTTATAAAAAAAAATGTGCAATTCTGTTCATGTGTTTTTTTTGTTTTTTTTTGTTTTCTTTGATTATTTTAATTTTAAAACATCATTAACACTAATAATACTATATCCGCCATAATCCAGCTTTATTGTATTCTTTTTTTTCTTTCTCATAATGTCGTTTTGTCTATTTGCAAACTTTTTTTCTGTTTCATTAAGGAAGCGTTTATAGTAATAAACCCTCATTTTATAGAGTGAATACCCATCCTGAATTTGTGGTTGATTTTTCATAATTATTTTTTCACCAATTGGATTTCGACTAGCACCTCCATCGTGAAAACAAAAATTGGGATGATGCAGCCCGATTTTTTCATCGTCTGTTATGAGATTTTCTCTTACACACATAATTGGTTTGAAATACAAACTCGTTTTTGTCATTCTAATTAAACGATAGAATTTTTTCCATCTCCAATCGTTGTATGGAACTTTTTCTTTTGGAATATAGATTCTCCCTACTACCCAATCAGGTGAATAATGTTTTCCTACTCCCAAAAATTGCATGATTCTATACCACGTTATATGGTTATAGTAAAATCCATTGTATTTTTTTAGTGATGAACTCGTAGAATGTGGTGCTATAACTACTTTTCCATTGATAGGCATGTTGTTTTTTGTAATCATAAACAACCAAAAAAAAAAATTTCAATTTATTATGTGCATGTTTTTTGATTTTTGTTGATTTTTTTGATTTTTTTGATTTTTGTTGATTTTTTTGATTTTTTGATTTTTTTGATTTTTTTGATTTTTTTGATTTAATTGGATTTCCTTTCAAACCAATGTTCGCCAAGAACTTGAAAAATCATATTTTCTTTAAATTTAATAACTTCTACGTCATCTTCTTTCTGTGGCCAACAAGCGGGGGTAGCCTGTCTGGCTTTTACTCGTTGCCGAAGATTTGCTGCTTTTTTTTCATTTTCCCGGGATGAAACTGTAGAAGGGAAATTTCTACTACGACTCCTCTCATTATTTTTCACCATTTTTTCAATGATGCACATTTCTTTTTTGAAATTCAGTAATTGATTATATTCCTTATCCCATTGCGCCCACCACCGAATAGCGGCATCACTTAACTCGTCTGTAATATTGCGGGCAACCGGGGCAACTGGGGCAACAGGGGCAACCGGAGCAACCGGAGCAACCGGAGCAACTGGGGCAATTACAGGTGCAATCTCATCAATTAAATTAAAGAACGATTGTGCTACTTCCAAGGTTGTTCTGAAAAATCCCTTATTTACTTTTTGTGTATATTCCGAAAGGAGTTTATGAAGTTGACTCCTTTTTCCTACTGGGTCACTAACCTTCTTTTTGATTTCAACTGTAAACGGGCACGGTATTCCGGTTGTATACAATTCTTTGGCTCTTATTTCTGGTGTTCTATCTAAACTTTTTGTCATACCGATATTAACCAGACCGGGCATACACTCATTTGTGAGACAATAAATATAACCAACCATTGTTTTTTTTGTAATCATAAACAACCAAAAAAAAATGTTCAATTTATTATGTGCATGTTTTTTGATTTTTTTGATTTTTTTTGATTTTTTTTGATTTTTTTGATTTTTTTTGATTTTTTTTGATTTTTTTGATTTTTTTGATTTTTTTGATTTTTTGATTTAGTTAGAGCTGACAATTTTTTTCATTTCAGTGGAAAGTTGAGTTTTTCGGGCTTTTTTTTCAGCTCTTTTTTTTCGTTTTTGGTCGGCAATCATTTTTTTGATTTCGCCAATTTTAAGTGGGGTTATCAATGTAATTTGATTTTCTCCAAAAGCGATTTCATTGTATGTTTTAATCAACTTTTTTTTATTTTCAATTTGAGCCAATTTTCGAGCATCACCTGTTAAACCGCGTTTAGTTGGTGCTTTTTTTTCAGCGTTGGGTGCTTTCTCAACCTTAATAGCAACTTTTTCAGCTTTCAATTTGTTTGCCTTTTTAGCTTTGGAAGCAGCGACTTTTTCAGCTTTCAATTTGATTGCCTCTGCCTTTTTAGCTTTGGAAGCAGCGACTTTTTCAGCTTTAGCTTCAGCAAGAGCTGCCTTTTTGGCTTTGGAAGCAGCAACTTTTTCAGCTTTCAATTTGATTGCCTCTGCCTTTTTAGCTTTGGAAGCAGCGACTTTTTCAGCTTTAGCTTCAGCAAGAGCTGCCTTTTTGGCTTTGGAAGCAGCGACTTTTTCAGCTTTAGCTTTGATAAGAGCTGCCTTTTTAGCTTTCATTTTCTCGGCAAAATCGGCTTTTTGCGTTTCAAATTTAGCTTTTTGCGTTTCAAATTTAGCTTTTTCCTTTTCAAATTTAGCTTTTTCCTTTTCGATTTTGGAAGTCATTTTACTGATAAAATTAGTTTTTTCCTTTTCGAATTTGGCTTTTTCCTTTTCAAAAGATTTTGAGGCGGGGGCCGATTTCGTGGATTTAGAAAGCTTGGTTTTTTCAATAAATCTCGCCATCTTTTTTCTCAATTTGGAATTTTCAGAATGAGAATTTTTCAAAAGAGTTTCGAGACGCTGAACTTCCTCATACAAACTCATGGTTTCTTGTGGGATGGTTGTTGGAACAGAAGACATTTTTAAGAAGGTTTTTAAGGTTTTTAAGATTTTTAATAGTTTATTAGTTTTTGAATACTTATCAGGTATACCGGTATTTTTTTTTCAATTTTATTTGAATACTTTGCAAATGAGCCTGGTAATATATCTGTAACGGATATGCCTGGTAATATATCATTGAATATAGGCCAGTGCCTTGCTATATATCCTATTATTTCATGGTTAATACATTGTGCCTGGTAATATATCTGTAACGGATATGCCTGGTAATATATCAAAAAATGTTCCAAAGTCCATTACCTTAAATTGATAATTTGCACCATAAAAACAGTTGCATCATTACAAAAATACTAAAATGTCCAATCAAAATCGTTCTAATAAATCTTGTGCTTTCTGCCATGAACCAGGTCACCACATTAAACATTGTGGGGTCCTTGCCAATACCAGATGCAACAATTGTAGTGGTCTAGGTCATACTACGAAACGCTGCAAAAATTCAGGTATGTCGCGGAAGAGAGTTCCACAGAACAAGCCCTACCGAAGAAGAGTTGACCGAAGAAAGGTTGTGGCCAATCAAAATGGTTGGTCGTCAATCGGTCCAGTCAAGGTAGCGGAGCCTAAAAAATGGCCAATCTTGAAAAGCCGAAGTGCCAAACCAGTGAAAACTAAAGAAATTATTGCAACGAAAGAGCCCAAAAAACAGTGTGGGTTACCAATGTTTAAAAGACATTTCAAAAAAGGTGAACGCTGGGCAGATATTTGCGATATGGAAGATGAATTGAATTGTCCTGAAGAAATCGAACAACACATGCTTGTATTAAAAAACAACATTCGTATGATGAAAAAATACTAAAAAAAACAAAAAAATCAAAAAAAATCAAAAAAAATCAAAAAAAACAAAAAAACATGCACATAATAAATTGAACATTTTTTTCTTTAAATTCGTTTATAACATAAAATCAATAAAATGTCCAGTTCACCATGTCATTTGGAAAGTATTCAAAAATCAAATAATAAATTAAAGAAAAACATTTTGGGCAAATCAAAATCTGAAAAGTGTCGCGCTATGCGCCCCTTTATCTTAAAATTGTTGAGACTTTTCGACGATTTGGAAAAAGATTTTGCATGGAATGAACTTATTCAGGTTGCATACATCAAAATAACGATGGAATTTCTCCCAGAAGTTGTAGACTGGGAACAAGACGGTTACATAAAAAAATTCGAAAAGAATTTGCTGAAATTCAAAAAAATATGTGAAGATACCACAATTGGCTATTATAATTATTTACCGGGAAACAAATTGCCACTCGATGTCAGAAGCAAAATTATCAGCTTTATTTCACCAGTTCCAATGTTTCAAGGTCATGGAAAAGACCATGCTATTATATGCAAGACCCTCAAAAGAAGTAAAAAATAAAAAAATCAAAAAAATCAACAAAAAATCAACAAAAAATAAACAAAAAATCAAAAAATCAAAAAAATCAAAAAAAATCAAAAAAATCAAAAAAGCAAATAAAAAATCACAATTGAACATTTTTTTATTTGAATATTTTTAAATTGATTTAAAAATATTCAGTTTGGATGACATAAAAATATTACACAATGGAATCCAGTGCAAAAACAGTTCTAGAAGATATCATTCCCCTTTTAGAAAAATTAAAAAAAAGATTACAAATGTTAAAAAAGAATGACGTTTTAATAGAAATCAAGGGAATCAAGGGAATCAAGGGAATCAAGGGAATCAAGGGAATAAAGGAAATCAAGGGAAAACAGACACCGAAACAACAGGTAAATATATATTTCCAAAAAAGACTCACATATAAAAATGCTTATCTGTATATTGGAAAAGTCATTAAATTTAATACAAAAAATGGTTTTAAAAATGGTATACTTAAAAATGTATCAAAAAGCGGGAAGACTATACATATTATACAAGGTGAAAAACAAAGAACTCTGGAAAATGTAAGAAGAAAAATTTTGGTTGTAACACGATAATTAAATTGAATAATAATGTATCCTGAATTTAAATTCATCAAAAAATAATGTCACGAGAAAAAATGAAAGAATATGCCGGATTAGTAGCAAGGTTTTTGGGAATCATCATTATAATATCTTCACTTCACTGGATTTGTGTCCAAATTTATATTTCAAATTGTATTTCAAATACATTTATTGGTATTTTTACCAATGTATTTACACTTGGCTCGCCGTTTTGTCAATTTATTAACTATTTGCAGTATGAATTATCAAAGCATTATATTACAATCTGGGCTGGTGCTGCAATAGGTCTCATAACATGGTTCGTCTCAAAAACAAAATAATAAATTGAATATATAAAGACCTTTTTTTTATTGCCTAACACACACACTATTATGTCATCTGCAATTCAAAAATGCGAAAAAGGTTTTGTTGCAGTAAAAAAATGGATGAAACTCTTCAGTATTCATGAAAAATCTTACCAGCAAAAAGCTATTCGGTGGGCGATTCTCAAAGAATTAGGTTACTATGAGAAATCACCTGGAACATGCATTCCAACCGGTCAATCAGGATTAATCGCTGATGAAATGGGCCTTGGAAAAACCATCATGATGCTCGGAACATGGGTTGGAAATTTCAAAAAAAATACATTGATTGTTGTTCCATCTGCTCTTCTGAATCAGTGGGATGCACTCATTTATAAATGGCTCGGTTTTCAGCCATTTGTTTTCAAAGGTCAAGCAACAAAAACACCAATTGAAGAAATAAAAAAACATTACATTGTTCTAACAACTTATGGTATGGTTTCAACAAGGAAAAATGCTAAAATTGTGAGAGCCGGTGAACTTCCAAAAAAATGGACATCCCCATTGTGGGATATCAAATGGGACCGCATCATGTATGATGAAGCGCATCATTTGAGAAATGAAAAAAGCAATAAACATAAAGGTGCGGCTAAATTACAAAGTGATTGTCAATGGTTTATGACTGGAACACCGATTCAAAATTCAGAAAAAGATTTAATTTCACTCTGCAAATTGATTGGAGTGTGGGATGAAATGCGTGAAAATCCAGAAAATGTCGTTGATGTTTTGAAACCTTATGTGATGATGAGGTCAAAGAAAGATGTAGGATTAAAATTAAAACCATTTGAAGAACAAACAATTAGAATTATTGATTATGATTCAAAAGAAGAGAAGGCTTTGCTTCGTGAAATTCATTCGAAATTGGGATTTACAAATGTTACCGTTGAAAATGTAAATGAAGTTATGAGATTTTTAGGTGGTGAATCGCAATTACCAATGTTAACCAGAGCTCGCCAAGCATGCGTTTATCCGGGAATTATCACTGATTACCTTGACAATTTAAAATCTATGGGAACAATTCCCACGAAATTCGAAAATTTAAAAAATAAGACAAATACAAAGATTCGCATGATTTGCGAACAAATTGTAAAAGAGAAAAAAGAAGGTCATAATTCTCTCGTGTTTTGTCATTATGTTCAAGAAATGGAAATTATAAATAAAACATTAAAAGAAAAATACAATCTCGAAGTGAAAATGTTAAATGGGAAAACATCTTCAAAAGACCGAAAAATAATTCCCACATTAACACCCGATGTATTGATGGTTCAAGTGCAGAGTTGTTGTGAAGGATTAAACTTGCAACAATTCTCTTCGGTGTTTTTTACAAGCCCCCATTGGAACCCAGCCGTTGAAGACCAGGCAATTGCCCGTGCTCACAGAATTGGTCAAAAAAAAAGAGTGAAAGTTTATAAATACATTACAGCTGGATTAGGTGCCAAAGATAACGGCCTTGATTCTGGGACAATGAGTTTAGACCAATATTGTATGCAAGTTCAGGACAAAAAACGCGAATCTATGAAGCAATTCCAAAAGGATAACAAACGTGTTTGTATGCCAGAATAATTTGCAAATTATAAATTGAATATTTTTTTTAATACAAAGAACTCATTAAAAAATTCAAAATGTTCAGTAAAAAATCAATCTTTTATTCCATGGTTTTTGTTACCTTTTTCGGGTTCTTTGTTGCTAAAGTAGCAGCAGAAGAGGACGATGATGACCTTGTTGGGGAAATTTTAGCAGATTTAATGATTGGCGTGGGAATTGCCATTTGTGAAGAATTTGTAATATGTAAATCAATCATCCTTGTCGCTGGTTTTATTGGTTTCATTGTATTTATTATTGGAGTATGCGTTGGCGATGTCAATTGTTCAGACATTTGTAATGGTAGAAATGCTAGACGCGGTTTTACCGTTGGTGCTGGCTATGGTGTGGGTCGTGCTTTTCGCGGCAGAGTTTAAATAAATTGAAAAAAAATTTGTACTATATATTTTTTTTTCATAAAAATGGCATCTCTATTACTTGACAAACTTGAAGCTTTAAAATCAAATGAAATTAAACTCAAAGAAGAACGTAGTGTTCTTGAAGAAGAACTGGAAAAAAAGAGAAGACTGAAAATGGAGGCAACTTTGACAAAATTGGAAGTTCAGGTTGATGACCTTGATAATGATTGGTGGCCAACCAAAAACAAATGTAGAGCTTCCAAAATTGCGTTATGCTATATAAATTCCAATAATAAAAATAAAATTGTCCCTTTATTCAGAACAATGATTGGAATAATGGCCAAACAACAAAGAGATATAGATGAATTAAAAAATAGGATTTGAATATTTCAAAAAATAGGGTTTGAATATTTTCAAAAAATAGTTGAAAATATTAAATTGAATTTTTTTTTATGCAAGGGCTTATAAGTATTCCCAATAAAAACTTTATAAACTTTATAAACTTTTAAAACTTTTAAAAAAATTTAAATGTCTCCTACTAATTTTACCTCGAGAAGTGATGCCAGAACAATTGCAATGTTGCGAAGAAAACTTGCTGCATCAGAAGCTTGTTTGAACCATTATAAAAATAGTCTTATTGTAATGCGTGAATTTGTTGAAGATACGGATACTACTGACGAAGAGGATGTCGTTCTTTCAAACAATTTCATTATTACACAATGCAATCAATTGCTTTCAACCAATGTTAATAATATTTATGAATTAAATGAAGAATCCAATTCCGTGGAAAATGCTATTGATTTGGTTGATGAAACTGATGATGAAATGCCACCTTTGATGAGTTGTTCAGATGAAGAAAGCGATGCAGAAATGGATGAAGAAACCGATGAAGAAACCGATGAAGAAACCGATGAAGAAACGGATGCAGAAAGCGATGAAGAACCCGACGTAGAAAGCGATGAAGAAACCGATATAGAAATGGATGATGGTGTAGATTATGAAAATCTTGTTGATTATATAAATAATTATAGCATGATAACAATCAATGCCATCGAATACTTTCTCGACGATTATAATTATTCAGGTCATCAAAATTTATTGATGGTGTATAGTAGCAATGGTGACTTGGAACCAGTTGGAACATTCAATGGTCATACAATTATATATGAATCATTTGGATATAATTATATTGATGACCCAGGTATTATTTCAATCCAACTCCCAATACAGGTCTAAAATAATGTGTAAATAATGTGTAAATAATGTGTAAATAATGTAAATAATATGTAAAATAATGTGTAAAATAATGTGTAAAATAATGTGTAAAATAATGTAAATAATTAAATTGATTTTTTTTGTTTCATTTTTTCATCATGTTATATATTTATTAAAATGCAAATGACGACTCTTGAACTTATTGGTATTTGGTTAATATTGTTCAGTTTTTTGAAAAATATTAATAATTGGCAGAAAAATTTGTTTAGTACAATTTTAATTTCTATTTCAGCTTATCAATTTTTGAAAAAAATTGATAAATATAAAGATTTTAATTCATTTTCAGCTGGTAGTCCATTATGCAGCGTTTCTCCCAATGAAAGAAGTGTTTGTATTTATTATGATGCTGTATTTGTTTATATTATTGGACAATTTTTATGGGCTTATAATGCTCTTTCAAAATTTTCTACAATTATCCCAGGAATAAAAGATATGGTGTATTATGCAATCCATACAATTCCTTTTATAGGGATATTTACTGGACAAACATATAACTGGGACTTAAATATTCAATTGAAAACCGATATTGTTTTAATTATCATTTGTGTTTTAAACCGTGATTTGGAATTATTTACATGGCTTGGTTTCGTCGATTCATCTAGATTTAAACAATTTGACCGCAGCAACTTTTGTTGTGTGTGTGAAAATATTGAAAACCAAAGTAATATTTTATCAACCGATAGTGACCCGGATAGTGACCCGGATAGTGATGCCGCTAGTGATGCCGATAGTGATGCCGCTAGTGATGCCGATAGTGATGCCGATAGTGATGCCAATAGTGATGCCAATAGTGATGCCGATAGTAAAGTTTTTCGAAAACATTATAACACGCGGTCAAGAAAGAGACATTTAAACAAAATAAGTGATTAAAAGATTAAAGTTATTAAAAGATTAAACAAAATTATAAATTGAAAATATATTTTTTTATTAGTTATAATAGCACTATTAAATATGGCAGAAACATTATTTTATCACCAAGTTAATGCTTACATCAACTGGCTTGTTATTATGGCTCTAATAATTTATGGTGTTCAAATAATATGCATTACACTGATGACTACTTTTATAGAAATAAGAAATAAAATTTTAAGAAATTATTACTACAATCAAAATTCTTCAAAACATGACGATGGGTATGAAACACATGAAGATTTAGTTTATGATAGAGATAAATGAATTACTTCTTCCAACAATATATATATTCGGAACCTCGTCTTCCATCTTTTTTAACAGAACTGCCTATTCGTTTTGTAATAACATATAGTTCTTTTTTATCCGCCTTTTTCCACAATTTTTTTATTTTTTCATACATGTTATCCGGTATATTCAAACAAATAAATTTTCCTTTTGGTAAGTATTTATATGCTGATTTTAAAGTTGGAATCATAAACTTTGTATAGAATTCTGGCGCTGTGTTTTTATTTATTAAATTTGCTGATGATGGTTGTTTTATTTTTTCAGTGCCTTCATAATTTGTCATGCCTTCATATACTTCTAAATATTCATATGGTGGCGAAGTGAAAACAAAATCATATCTTGGTAATTTACTAAAATCTACCTTTTCTGCTTCTTTAAATATCATCTTTATTTTGCTTTTTGTATATGGTTTTATTGCTGACTTTATTTTTTTATATCCGTTTTCTAATTTCTTATTGGAATCGATTCCAATATAATTTATGTCAAGTGCTGCGGCTGCTATCATTCTAGCCCCCCATCCCGCAGTGAAATCCAATACACTTTTAGCTTTGTATTTTTTAAAAATATTAAGCGCCGCTGCCGGACGCATTGTATTAATAGTCCCCCATTGCATTGAAATACTTCTTTGCAGTGATATTGTGGGGCCGGGGTTAACATTTTTATTATCTATATCATATTGCTGAAGTCTTTTTGCAAACTGTATCATTTTTTTCCTTGCTTTTGGATTCTTCCATCTTTCTAAATTGGATTTTCCGCGATATTTTGTTTTTACGCGAAGTGCTTCGGTGCCATAATTTACTGTTATATTACCTGTTAATGACTTTGAACTAATATCTATCGCAGCTTTTAATTTTTTGAAACTGTCGATTGCTTGTTTTTTTGTATGATTTCTATATGGATAATTAGTATCGGAATATTTTCTATTATCTGGTTTTATTCTTAATTTTTTTGTTTTGTTTTTTGTTTTGTTTTTTGTTTTGTTTTTTTTGATTTTTGTTTTGTTTTTTGTTTTGTTTTTTTTGATTTTTGTTTTGTTTTTTTTGATTTTTGTTTTGTTTTTTGTTTTATGTTTTATGTTCACCATTAAAATAACTTTATATTATTATATTACAAGGTCAATATAAAATTGATTTTTAATTTTGTCTTAACGTTTAAACTATTACACAATGACGTCACATGAGACGAAAAAACTGGAAAAATTAATTGGTCTTTGCGTGGAACCAAAGAGGAAAAAGTATAAAAAACAAAAAAAGGATGAACCAGTATATGTTTGTTGTATATGCCACGAAATAGCAACTGAAGGTGAACCCGGTGAAATGACTACGAAATTTATCAATTGCAAGCTTGCTTATTTAACAGATGGTAAACAAAAACGACACAAGGATAATGATAAGGCTATTTGTAAAGTTTGTCGTTCTAAATTAAAAGAACAGCAAGGTAAATTTCCAAATAGGAATATGAAAAATCAACATTGTCCTTTTTGCAGAAGCCACGACCCTTTGGCGAAACCACCCGCTTTATGTAGAATGCCGCGGAAAAAGAAATCTTTTATCGAAGCAAAAAAATCAAAAATTAAAAAATTAGAAAAAGAATTAAAAAAGGAGAAAAAGCGAAGAAAACAATTGTTTGGGTATTTTTATGAAGATGAAATAATGATTCAAAAAAAATTTAGACCTTTAAAAATATATAGAGAAAGAGAAGAAATGAAAAAAGAAAGAATTCATTACAATAAAATTCGTTTGCCACAAAGACGTAATTAATAATATATATATATATATGAATGATGTTTTAATAAAAAATGATGTTTTAATAAAAAATTTAATAAAAAATGAGAAATTGTCAACAGGATGCACATCGTTATATGAAAAATCTACTTTAGACACTTCGTCAAATAAGTTTTGCAGTGGCCTTTTATCTTATAAAAGACCAGATTCACCCCGAGATTTTTCTTTTGGGGATTTTGATAGAGAAGTGAAAAATAATGACAATAATCATCAATATTTATATAAAAAAAGTAGCCTTCGAAAATATCTGGTGGGTGGTATAACAGAGGAAAGCAGTATTTTACCCAATGATGGTGATAATGATTGTTTAATATGTTATGATGAAAGGGGGATGGCCCCAATTGTTTCTTGCAGTCTTTGTTTAAAATTTGTTCATTATAAATGCTATAAAAAATTTACAAAAAAAAATAAATTTTATACTATGAAATGCGTTCAATGTGGGACGCGAAGTTTGCAATTTACTAAAAAATGTTGGCAAAGTTGGTGTTGCTTTTAATTTATCTTTTAAATTTTTTTTGACGTTCTTCTGCTTTTTTTGCAAATAATTCGCGACGCTTTATTTTATTGGTAGGTTTTTCTCTTTCTTCTTTTTCTTTTTCTTCTTCTTTTTTTGTTTCTTCATTCATTGCTTCTTCTATGTCTTGTTGGGCTTTTAAAGTATCAATAATGTTTCCATATGCAAATTCCCAAGTAATATTATTTTTAAAAATCCAACCTTCCAAATTAATTTGAAGGAGCATGTTAAATTTTTCTATATTAATAGATTCCGGTTTTAGTTCATTGCACCATATCATAAACTCATATTTATTTTCTTCTGTTATGTATTCGGGTGATTCCATATTTTTATATATTTTTATATATTTTTATATATTTTTATATATTTTTTACTAAAAAAATATATAAAAATATGGAATCAATTTATATATGCAAATTTATGCCAATTAATATTGCAAAACAATTATATCTTCAAAAAATAAATGCTGTAAAAAATATAAAATATAATGGTTATCCTGATTTTTTAAAAGACAACTGTTTGATTTGTAAAGTAATTCTTGGAGAGAATTATCATAAAAAAGATTACGGTAATTTTTGTAGTTCTTGTCATTATGCTTCAGGTGGTGTTGAAGATTATCACCATGATATGTTTTAATGTTAAAATTTTTCAAAGAAAAAATTTTAAAACATTAAATTGATTTTTACATTAATTTATATTATTTAATGTAAAAATATATAATTTAATAAAAAAGCTTAAGAACAAAACAAGAAATTTAGTATAATGACTACAAAAATGAATCCAATGACATATTCCCCTTTATTTCATAATAATACTGTAAATATTAACGATGTTTGGTTTGAATCACACAAATCATTACTTCAACAATTGTGCGTTCAACTCGGACATTCTGATAAAATTTCTGATATGATGGAAAAGTTTTTAGGTCAAAAGTTGAAAATGAAAGCATTCAAAGACCCCAACAAACCAAAGAGAGCGCGTTCTGCATACTTTTACTTTTGCGACGATGAAAGAGGAGGTGTAATTAAAAAACATAGAACCGCCGCTAAAAAGAAAGAAAAGAAAGGTGGTGATGGTAAAATTAATATGGGTGATGTTGCAAAAGAGGTTGCGCAAATCTGGAAAACCGTTACTGAAGAAAATAAAAAAAAGTATCTGGATTTGGCTGAAAAGGATAAACAAAGATATAATTCTGAAATGTCGGCTTTCAATGAAAAAAATGGCAATTAGAACTTTTGGAAAAGTTCGACAAAACAGAACTTTTGGAAAAGTTCGACAAAACTAAAAAATTATATATTTTTTAATAAGTTTTTATTAAAAAATAAAAAACTTATTAAAAAATAAAAATATAAAATTTTGTTTGTTTATATTATTAAAGAATATGTCTGAATTGGCTGATATTGAACAAAAATTTCAATTTGGCACCTCTGCTAAATTTGATTTTGACATAAGAAATTACGATATTAATGACATGATGAATATATTAAATATTAGTGGCGACCCAAGTAAATTAAATTATTTTTCTGTTAAAAAAAAGACAAATAATGTTATTCAAAAATTACGTGAAGATGAAAATCTCTCTAGTGAGATGAAAGATAAGTTTGAAAGTTTTTTAAAAGCTCTCGAATTTTTTTTAATTTATAAATACAATGTCAAAGTTGATAATTATGTGATGGATAAAAAAAAGATAGACCCGAGTAAATTATTAGCCAATGTTAAAGTCAATGATGGTAGAGGTGGCGGTGGTGGCGGTGGTGGCGGTGGTGGCGGTGGTGGCGGGGAAATGGTATCTGTTAATACATATAGAAGAAATATTGTAAAAAGACAATTAAGTTTTGATACCAAGTTTAGGCCAAATTATTTCAAGTCTTCGCCAGCTAATTTTAAAATGGTTTTAGCAACACCACTCAAAAATGTCATTGCCATGAGACTCATTTCACTTGAGTTTCCAAATGTTGTTTATGATATTGATGCTACTTTAGGAACCAATGAGTTTTCTGTTATTTATCACCCAGATAATGATACTGATTTCGGTAGTGTTGGGAATGATGTGCTCACCAGTGCTGGATATACAGCAGCGGAAGAGAGGAGAGTAAAATATGATATAAAAAAAGTTGGTCGCAAAGTTGGTGGTGTTGGTGGACAAACAGGACCTGATACGGGGGCGTTTGGCTCGACAGGCGATGGTGATACTACTTTGGGTTGGGAAGCAAAATATAAACTTCCATCTGGCAATTACCAATCAAATACTATAACCGCCGCTTTAAATAATTTTATTATTGATGACAAAATTGTGTTTAGTATTGATACAAAAACCGGTCGCACCATTATTAGTACTGATATTTCAGGTTCTGGTATTGCAGGTGATTTAGATGCTGATGCAACGTTTGACTTGGATTTCACTAACACAGTTGAACCGAATATACCAATGACTAAAAATCTAGGTTGGAAACTTGGTTTCAGACAATTGAAATATTCGGGGTCGACTACTTATATTAGTGAGGCACCTATTGATTTGGGTGGTCAAAAAGTATTGTTTTTCTGCATTGATGATTATAGAACAAATGTTTGTGAAAACGTTAGCATTGTCTATGAAAACTCTTTTATGAATAGGAATATTATGGCACGAATACCATTGCGACAAGGTAAATTTGTAGTTGTATACGATGATGGTTCAGATAATATTCGAAAAAGTAGAGAATATTTCGGTCCTGTTAAAATAGATAAATTGCATTTTACTTTGATGGATGAATATGGTATTGAAGTAAGACAAGGATATAGTGATTTCTCTTTTGGGTTAGAATTCGATATATTATATGAAAAGTAAGATATATGAATAATATGGATACTAATTTGGATAATGAGAGTGTTACTAATGGTGTAAATAAATATGGAAGAATTTTTAAGATAAATTACGATGATGAATTTGAAAAATTTAATGGTGGTTCCTGTTGTGTTTCAGGTGGTGATTGGTATTGTTTAAATAATAATGGTGATAAAATGGAAGTAAAAAAAGATGAATTAAATATTTATCATTTAGAATGTTTGGAAATATTGTCTCTGGAAAATTGGAATAAATGTTTTCGTTTAAATAAAGTGCGTAAAATTATTGATATAAATTACCCATATTTCGGTGAGATTTGCTGTGATTTGCAGAAATCTTTAAAGGGAACATTGAATTTTACAGGCAATAGTTTTACAAATGAACCTCTTATCCCTGGTGATTTAGAAACTTACTATTTTCAATATATGGCGCAACAATTATTTGGTTCTCATGTTGCTTTCCATGGTTTCCAAAATTTAGCAGAAATAAAAAAAAAAATTTCATATATCCCAAAACAGATTATTAAGGTTCTTCAGGAGAGAAAAATACTTAAGGAATTTTATAAAATATTTGAATCGCGTAAAAATTTAGAAAATAATTTGGAAAATAATTTAGAAAATAATTTATTTGAAAAGGGTGATGTTTTAGAGGTTTCTATTTTTTTTAAAAAACCGGAATTAGACATACATTCACCAAGTGAAAATTTAGCAAATAATTTTAAATCTATTAAAAATAAATTTTTCATTAAAGATAGTTTGTGGAAGATTTATTTTATCTTACTATAAACAAACTTTTGGGAAAAGTTTAACAAAAAGTTTGTTTTGATAAACTTTTTTTAAAAGTTTGTAATAAAAAATTATATTTACTATTATTATAATATGCCATCAGTAAATTTACAAATTCCTTTACTTTTTGATATTTCCGCCGGAGGTATTGTTTATGGTGAAACTGAAGCTAATGTTGATGTTTTTGATTCTCATTTAGCTTTTACAATGACTGCAAACGCAAATTACGACCTGGTAGCCGCATTTAAATCCCTTATGTATGCAGACGCCTCTGAAAATGACTTATCCGGTGTTTTGTTTTATTCCACCGACTCTAGTTTAAGCACCACCATGGGTGACACCATACAAGGTGCTATTTTAGGTCAAACCTCTAAATTGCTTATGCGTTCAGGTACCACATATGAGGCCAACGATAACACCGCTATTGGCACAGCATACATGGCCCCGGGCATTCCTCTACCAAATTATTCGGTTGATACATACGTAGGTTCTGGACAGGTAACACAAAATCGTGTGGCTGGTGATTACTATACTCAAAGTCTTACTGATAGCGGTGGCACAAATTTTGGACGTGTCTTGATTCGTCTTATGGCTACACACCTTATGGGACACCCTTTTGCACAATCCTTCATTGCCAATGAAGAAGATATCATTGCCGATATTTCCAACACAGATTTATCGACTACACTTAATGCCAATTTATTGAAAGGTGATAAAATTTCAGGCGATGGGACAAGTGCCAATATTCCCACATGTGCAACAGGCGCCACTGCTTTAAAGGATATTGGTATCAATAACGGTTTATTGCAAGCAATGTACGAAACTCTTTTAGGCACAGTTCCTGAAAGATTCGATTTATCAGGTAATGTAAACGGTACAGACGTTTCTGGGGCTGATTTAGATTCAACCCTATGTCGACCCATTGCGCTACCATTTGAATCAGGGGATACAATCTCGTTTTATTTCAGACCCCACGTTAGATTATCTGTTAACGCAGATATTGCCGCCGCGGGTGTGTACGGTTCTGATTTGAGTGGTGTCGGTCTCGGTGGTGCTTCTACTACAGCTGTTACTGCTAAAGAGTTGTTCTTCCAACCAAGACATCGATGGATTTCTTACCGGGCAAGTCCGGCGTCGTCGCCCAAGGATTCTGGTTCAACAACTGCACCGACCGCAGCAGAGGACCACATCGATACTTACCTCAACGCATCTGGAATGGGTGCTAGTGGACTGGCTATGACTGGAACTAACTTGGTTGAAAATGTTGGTGGTATTGGTGCATGCGAATTCGACGCACATGTCTGGAAAATTACTTTAACCATGTAGATTTCATATAACTTTTAATTAATATTATTAATAATTTAATATTATTAATAATAATTTAATACATAATATTAAATTATTAATAATATGTATTAATGGTAAATTTAAATATACCCTTACTTTTTGATATATCAGCAGGTGGTATTATTTTTGGGCAGGCCACCTCCACAGTCGATGTTTTTGATTCTCATTTAAAATTCCAATTATATGGTGATTCAAGCGCCGGTTTAATTGATGAATTTAAAAAAATTTTATATGGTGATGCCGCCGAAAACGACGCTAGTGGTGTTCTTTTTTATACAAGTGATAATACTGATATTGCAAACACTCTGGCAAATATTATTTCAAGTAAAATTTTAGGAGAAAATTCCAAATTAATACAACCGTCTGAACAAACAACAGATGGTTCAGGAAACGTTGTTGATAATTTTACAGTTAAGTATAAACCACCCGGTATCCCGCTGCCAAATTATTCCGCCAACTTTGATGCTTTGGGGAGAAGCGATGGTCCTAATCCTACAAATAATACAGGTTATGATGTAACTGGACAAAATTACTATACAGCAGGTATAACAGACGGTACGGGTACCTCATTTGGTAGAACTCTTATACGATTACTATCCACACATCTTATGGGGCATCCGTTTGCTCAAGGATTTTTAGCAAATGAAGCTGAAATAATTAGAGATATTTCTAATGCAAATACTGGCGACCAACTTAAGGATACCTTATTGAAAAATAACCCAGATTTATATTCTGCACATGGTAGTGGCGATGCAGGAAAAGTTGACATTAGCAGTGTTAATATCATTACAGAACATGCTTCTAATAACGAATATGACATTTTTGAACCAACCCTTAAAACAAAAGGTATACGAAATTCTCTATTGCAATCATTATATGATGGATTATTGGCATCAGATACATCAAGATTTGATATGTCGATGAATGATGTTGGTTTAGGGTTAACCAACTATGATTTATCGGGTGGCGATGATTTTGATATGGGTAATTTTGATTCAAGTTATAATATTCCTAGAAGATTACCATTTAGAACTGGCGATACATTATCGTTTTACTTTAGACCAAGGGTGAAACTAAATACTGATTCGAATGTCTCCGATTATACTGGTCAAATTTATTACGGTAACCAGGACTTGAGTGGTGTTGGACAGGGTAATCATTATTTAAGCACGCCATCCAAGATTCAAGAAATGTTTTATCAACCTCGACATAGATGGATTGCACATCAAAATGCTGCGAAGGTTTACCAGTCTTCCGCCACTGCTGAAAACTTGGTTTCCGGTAATGGATATGATACATATGCTGGTGGAGTAGGTGATACTGTTCCAAATGTTCTTATGACCGGAACCGACTTACATCGTGATATGTCTATTGATGGTTCCACATTGGGCAATGGAGATAGCACTATGTTTGATGGTCACGTCTGGCGAATTAAGATTCAACTTTAAGGGGTAAGGGGAAACCCCTTATGAACCCCATATTTTATATATTTATGTTGGCTCTGCCAACATAAATATATAAATTAAATATAAATGAATTCAATGTTTACAAAGAGTTTCGAACCTTTATCTCAAAGTGAAAGAATAAAGAATAAAAGAAATAAAGCTATTTTCCAAAGTGTATCCAACTCAAATGATGTTTGTTTAGATAAAAATGGTAACATTAAGAATGCCAAGAATTACGAAAGCTTCATGAATACCGTAAATGGTTTTTATGAATGCAAAAGAAATGACATTTCAAATAATAGAGATTGTTTTAATACATATTTGGATAATGGAACCGATAATTTCAGCGTTTCTACTTTTCAAGATGCCCAAAGTAATTTTGTTGATTTTCAATTATATGATGAAAATGGAGATGATGCTTCCATTGGAAGAAAAAACGTAAAGTCAAACCCCGATGGAACAAACAGTTTTCATACAAGTTTGGGTTCTGGCTCCAAGGCTAATATTGGTATTAATACTGCTGCTAACATAACTTATCCCTATGAAAAACCCGGATTATGTTCTAATTATGTTTTGCAAAAAGTCTCTTATTTTGACCCTTCAGGTAATTTTGGGAAACATTTTGCAAAAGACATTAAGAAGTATTTCCCTCTTACAAAAATAGGAAATAATTAATATTTTTTATATTTTTTTATATTTTTTTATATTTTTTTATATTTTTTTATATTTTTTTATATTTTTTTATATTTTTTTATATTTTTTTATATTTTTTTATATTTTTTATATTTTTTTATATTTTTTATATTTTTTTATATTTTTTTATAAAAAATATAAAAAAATATAAAAAAATATAAAAAAATATTAATAAAAGTATAAAATATATAATGGTTAATAAAGCACTGTTAATCGGTATCAATTATTTAACTAGCAATAAATATAGATTAAGTTCACCCATAAATGATATTAATATTATGAAAGATTTTTTAATAAATTATTTAAATTATCAAGAAGAAGATATTATTATATTAAGTGATTCACCAAAGATAAAAGAAAATGCCAGTTTTTTTAATATTATAAAACATATTAAATTACTTGGAGAAGATTTAACAGCACAAGATTTCTTATTTATGTATTTTAGCGGTCATGGTGGAAGTATTGTCGATAGCAATGGTGATGAGGCAGATAGAAAAGATGAAATGTTTTTACCACAAGATTGGCAAGTAAGCTATATTTCTGATGATTTGTTTCATTCTTTAATAAAAGATTACAAAAGTAAATTATTTATTATGTTTGATTGTTGCAATTCTGGAACTATGTGTGATTTGAAATTTTCATATAATATAAAAGATTACACATCTATTGATTATTTAAAAAAGAGTAATGATGACATGGCTGAAATTATTTGTATTTCATCCTGTGGTGAAAACGCTAACACATTTGAAAAATATATTACTAAAAATTTAATTAATACAGATGAAAATAAATTTTATGGTGAATTTACTATTTTTTTCCTTCATATTTTGAAATCTTATTTAGAAGAAAATTTGTCATTTGATAAATTTACATATGAAGATTTAATAAAATTAATGCATCATTATATTCATCCTCTACCAAGCGACAATGATTTGTCTGTCGCGCAACAATTATTACATCAAAACAATTATAGTCGTAATTTGAAACCTTATTTAGGATTAAGTTATAAAGAATTAAAGAAAGAAACATTTTTTAGTAGTAGATGTAGTGAAGATGCTTTACGATATCAAGAAGAGGGTATTATTAATAGATTGAAAAAAAAAAATTATTCTTCACTTTCTTACAAAGTTTTAAGACAACACCGAAAAATTGATTTTTTAGAAAAAAAAAATAAAAAATTATTAGAAAATAATAACAAATATTTATCAATCATTAATCAAAGTAAAATGGCTAATAACTTTGGCATGATTATCAATTAGGGGGAGACCTCCTATGACCCCCAGTTTAGGGGGGAGACCCCCTATGACCCCCAGTTTAGGGGGGAGACCCCCTATGACCCCCAGTTTAGGGGGGAGACCCCCTATGACCCCCAGTTTAGGGGGGAGACCGCCAGTTTAAGTGGGGGGGGGCATGGTTTTGGTTTTATTAATTTTTTTTTGATATTCATTTATTATAATATGATTACTGCTAATGTTTTTGGAAGTATTATGGGAGAAGGTATTAATAATAACGGTATTGTGCAAACCTTAACACAGAACGAAATTGATACAGGTGGATTTCAACCATTGGGTGCAATTAAATTACACAACACCACAAATGGCACTTCTGGTGGCGTTGTAAATATAGTTGTTGGTGGTGCATTCGGTGGTGGTGGTGGTGGCATTTCTTCTATTTTAGCTGATAAGTTAAGAGATATGCTCACAAATTATGTTAATCCATTTTCCGTTGATGATATTTCTGGCACCGTTCAAACAAATATTAATTCTACTCTTTACATTAATACTATTAATGATTTTAATGATTTTACCCCCCCTGTAAATACTAATCAAAATGACTGGGATGATGAACAACTTATTTCTTCTTTTGCCCTTTCGACTCTTGGTGTTATCAATCGTGGTTTATTATTGTATTTAGATAATGAAGATTTAAAAATCCAAGTTGCTATTATTGCAGATAGAATCCGAAATGAATTGGCACCAAAATTAGTAACGCAAAATACAGGTATTATGATTGATATTACAACATCTGCAAGTATTGACCTTCGTTATGTGTTTTATGTTGAAAAATATGGGCCCCCCATTGGTGGTATTTTTGACCCTATTAAATTGGCTGAATTTGTTTAATATTTTAAAAAACATTAAATTAAACAAAATTATTTAATTTATATATGAATTTTAGTAAAAAGGTAGATAATATTATTTATGAATTAAAAGATATTAATAAAATGTATTTTTCTCTCCAACATAAAAATAAAAAACTTTCAATAAAATTAAAAGAAAAAAAATATGATGGTGGCAATGGTGGCAATGGTGGCAATGGGAATAATATGAGCAGACCTATTGGGTATGGAACCACTGTTGATAATTTTATTGATACAAACGATTTTCCAGCTGCAGGTGCCTCCAGTGGTTCAAATATTAATTATTCGCATAATAGATGGACTACCAGTCTTCGGAGGCGGTGGTGATATTATTCAAAGATTCTTTTAATCTTATATTTTCTCTCTTTAAACTATTGATTTCTTCCATATAACTTTCGTTGTTGGTTACCCATCTTTCTGTTTTTTCACTATAGTTAATTTTTAACATATTGTAAAATGTATTTGGTGCTCTTTTAACTGTTTTTATGATATAATTAAATGTTTCTAATGTCATTGGGGTTTTTTTACTTGTTTTTTCTTCATTATAAATCTTTACTAGCTCTTTTGTTGCAATACCATTTGAATTCTGTTTTACAATTTGGTTCAGTCTATAATAGTTTACTTGATTGTTTTCAAGCCAATTAATTTCCATTGTATTCATATAATATTTTTTTTACAATTTATAAAGTAAATAAAATTTTTTCAATTTAAATTGATATTTTTTGTTATTTTAACTTTTTGCAAATAACAACCTTCTAAAAAGTTAAAAAATTTTTAAAAGTTAAAAAATTTTTAAAAGTTAAACTTCTAAAATGTCTACCAACCAAACTAACCAGGAAAACAATACAATTGTTGATTATGATAATTTTTCAGAAGAAGAATTGCTCGTAGCTGTTTCCAACTTGATTGATAATGTTGACCAAAGTGAAGCGCAACTAGGTGGTGCTGGTGGTGCTGATGGTGCTGATGGTGCTGGTGGTGCTGGTGGTGCTGATTTTGACGATGGTGCTGATGGTGCTGATGGTGCTGATGGTGCTGGTGGTGCTGGTGGTGCTGGTGGTGCTGATGGTGCTGATTTTGACGATGGTGCTGCTCTTGGTGCTGCTTTTGATGATGATGATGATGCTGATGGTGCTCTTGACTGTGACACTAATTTGGAAGAAAAATATTCTGAAGAAAATACATCTTCTTGTTCTGTTTGCTATAAAGATTTGACAGTTAATAATATTGTTAATACCATGTGTAATCATGTTTATTGCAAAACGTGTTTCTTTAAGTGGATGAAACAAGGTTATAATTGTCCAATGTGTAGAAGAAATTTCATTTCTATGGAACAATGGTATCAAGGTAACAGTGTAAATACGGAAATTGCAAATGAAACACGATTGTCGCAAAAATTGCAATTGGATAGTATTGTTATGTCAAAAGAATGTCGGAAACTGCAAAAGATTAATGATGAATTGTCATTTTGGAACAAACAAAAATTAAGACGACAAATAAGTTTGCGACAACAAATTGAATATTCTGAAGGTTATATTGTTGGTTTAAATGATAGTCAAACGTTGAATAAATATGACAGAAAAATTAATTTTGAGTCATCCTCGAATTCTCCATGGTTTCACGGATTCACGAAAGGAATGTTTAAATGTGCTGAAATGGACTTAAATAAGAGAAAAGATAGGGAAAAATTTGAAAGAAAATATGATTGTCAGGTGGAAGAAAATCAAAGCGATTCGTCTGATGTTTCAATGGAATCTTTTGAAAATTTAGATGAAACAAAATGTTCTTAATATATAAATGCATTATTATACAATTATTTTATTATTAATTATAATAATATATTTTTTATTGAAAAAACAAAAAAAGAATATAATTGAGGCACTCACAAATAATATCGAGGCTTTAACAAATAATGTGGATGTTGTTCTAATAGGTGATAGCATGCTGGAGAATAGCAATTATGTTCAACCCAACGACACTGTCGGTGCAAATATTAAAAATACACATAAAAAAACAACTGTTTTAGCAAAAGATGAGTCGCTTGTTAGTGATATAAAATCCCAATTAAATAATCTTCCAAAAAAATTAAATAATAAAAATACTTATGTTTTTTTATCCGTTGGTGGTAATGATTTATTGGAAATTTATAAATATCAAAATAATAATATTACTGATTTTTCTCATATAGATAATGTTTTTGCGAAATATAAACAACTGGCAAATTTTATTAAAAAAAAGTATAAGTTTAATATAGTTTTATTAACCATTTATTTTCCCCAAGATGCTATGTACTTAAAATTTCACGAAATAATTAAAAAATGGAATAAAAAATTATTGAAATTTTCAGAAAAAAATAACTTCAAATTTTTAGATGTTAGTAAAATACTAAATAAAAAAAAACATTTTACAAATGGTATTGAACCTTCCAGTGAAGGCAGTGAATTATTGGCAAACAGTATTACAAGTTTTTAGGTTTATTAATTTTTGGTGGGTTTAAAAGTTCATATTCTTTTTTTGTTTTTTCGCGAGTTTCTCTGTAAGAAATATACTTTGTAAGTCTTTTTCCTCGCCGTGTCTTCCAGAAATCTTGAAATTTATTTGGAATTAAATTTCCATTTAGACCATTCATATTAATATTAAAACAAATATTATATGGGTCGTGTTCTGTATCTGATGCAGGGTATAGAGTTTTTCTGATTTTTCTTTTTTTTTCATCATATGTTTGAATTACACAGATGTGGAATCTTTTTGTTTTATACTTTGGATTTGAGAAATAGAGTTTTCCTTCATGTTCCACTAGTTTCCAGTCTTTTTGACATTCTTCTCCAATAACGCTGTAAAAAGATTTTTTGTTTTGTTTATTTGTATTCATTTTATTAATATTAATAATATTAATAAAATTAATAAAATGAATATCAATTTAATTTTTAAAATAATTTCATTTGAAATGAATTTCTCAAAACTGTTGGTCTTGGTTGATTCCTTTTTTTATATACAACCTTGGTTTTTCTATCTTTTTTTTTAATGATGGTTTGCATATTTCCTTGTATTGTATTAATATTTACTGTTTCTTTCATAATTATAACTGATTGTTCTATTTTTTTTTCGTTTTCAACCATAAGTCTTGCAAGCTCTTTTTTATTTTCTTCTTCTTCGTCTATCCATTTTTGTAATTTTTTGGCTTCTGCTTTCGCTTTTGCGTCTGCTTTTGCATCTGCTTTCGCTTTTGCATCTGCTTTTGCATCTGCTTTCGCTTTTGCATCTGCTTTCGCTTTTGCGTCTGCTTTTGCATCTGCTTTTGCGTCTGCTTTCGCTTTTGCGTCTGCTTTTGCATCTGCTTTCGCTTTTGCATCTGCTTTCGCTTTTGCATCTGCTTTCGCTTTTGCATCTGCTTTCGCTTTTGCATCTGCTTTTGCATCTGCTTTCGCTTTTGCATCTGCTTTTGCATCTGCTTTCGCTTTT